ATTAGATAGTGATTCTTTACTTTTTTGGCCAAATGGCTGCGCCTTCTCTGGTGCATCAATTTCGCCTAAACGAATCTTTACTTCCTTATAGCTACCTTCCTCTCCACATCTAGCCTTGAGTGTGTCTCCATCCATCACCCCTACCACAAGGCAAGTGGTTTCTTGGTCAAGGCCGGTGTTATTTGTTTGCTTTTTCTGATGCCCACCCCCGTATTCAGAGGAATTGCAAACCTTTTTTGATTGGCTTATTCGCCCATCATTACAAATAAAATGGCCATTTTCGCAATGATTCACACCGCCAGCACTTTGTGAGCATGGGTAGTTACTTGCATATGACTGGCCTGTAAAACACATTACAGCCGCCGCAGCTAGAAGAATTCGATAGAAAAACACCATTACACACCCCATTAAACGTTAAACAAAGTGAAGATGTTAATCTATTTTTTTGTCGTAGCCTAGGCTTGGGTGGACGACATCACCGCCAATCAACCCTTTTACAGTCGCTTGGCCAAGGATGCGCTTGATGGCTTTTTCATTGTGAACAACAGCTGGGCCTAGCACGGGGCGAGGGGGTTGTTTCTCTGTGCCAAACTCAAAAAACACCAGATTTTCATCATTCGAGCCAACCACTGCGCTACTCCCCGACGTGTGATGCTGAATTGAGTCTCTCATCTTGCCAGAGCGTAGACCAGGATCATCTTTACTATAACCCTGCCGAACGCGTTGTTCTTTTGTGCTTTCGGCCAGCTCGACCCAATCCTGGAACGGGCCAACCTCTGGCTGATAAGTCCCGAGCTCGCCTTTAGCCGTTTTCTCGATCACCTGGGCCACATGCTCCAGTGCGTTTGTTTGGGCCGCCTTAACCTTGACATCCAAAACCATGAGGTGGGCGGCAAAGGCCCCTAGGCTTTTAAAACTTTTCATGAGAATCAACCCGTATCGTTTTCTGTAAACTGCAGAGTGTTTATGTCAAACTTGCGACCGTGGAAAACACTGAATCGGATCGACATCCAGGCCCTTCGAGCATCTGAGTACCAAGGATCCCAAAGCCAGGCTTTGAACTCATCATCATCCTGGCAATTAAAGGCCACGTGTAGCGGGATGCCATTGTGAACATGCCAGAGCCCCTCTGTCAGGGCGGCATCCCTTAGGAGTTTTTTAGCTCAATCTCCGTGTCTTTTTTTTGTTTCAAAAAATGCTCTGAGACCCCATTATTGACAACCTCCAGACCGTGATAATCCAGCCTGCTCAATAGAGCTTCTATCTCTAATTTAGAGGAGGGTGTTGGAACCGGCACTCCGTCAATGGAGTTAACATATTCCAGGCAGGCGTACATCCCGAGGGCCAAAGTATTGACCCCCTGCATACCTTCCCCCATCGCCACAACAAAACGTGAGTGATTGAGAATTGGGGGGCGTTTTAGGCAAATTTTGCGACCCACTGAATCAGTGACCTCGATCACATCATTCGGTGTTTGGGTTGGTGTCTTATTTGTCATATAATCTCCCTATAAGAAAGTAGCACCTACTGCGTGCCAGCTAATTTTTTGCTCGGTCACATCTTGACCTTTCATTGTCCCTGCATCATCAAGCTTCAGAGTTACGCCGGTAAACTGGATTTGCGAAATGCTTCCATTAGGCTCACTCAAGGTTCTTAGTAATGAGAACCCTGTTACAACTTTACTATTTGCAATATCCTGGTGCATTTGTATAAAGAAACGCTCTATCTGGTCAGAGAAGCGCAGTAGTTGTATTGAACCATCGTATCCGCCAGGGAAAATATACTCTAGATTTCTGTTATCTATAATAGATTTTTTAACTGTCTGTGTATCCTGCTTCCATTCAAAACTAATTAGATATTCCCTAGGTACGGGAAGAATCTGCCCATCAGGAAGCGTAATCGTTAAACTTCCAAGATCTGATCCTAGTGTTGTGTTGTGCTGAGGCATATGATTTTCTCCCTTGTTTTTTAAGCGGACTGGGTGCTGACGATCTCTACAGAAACACCAGCATCTACGTTTACAAGCAACTGGGTGATAACTGAGAGATATTTCACTTTCACGTCCCCTTGCATGTAACCAAGTGCTACACGGCTGGGTGGGTTATTTCTTGCGTCACATTGGCAAGAAAAAGGGGCTTTCGTTGGGTTATTGACATCACCGATCATGCCTTGCTGCCACATCCCACCTAAAAAGGCGTTGAGCGTTCCAAGAGCCTGCTGCCGGGTTGTAGGGCTCTGTAGTTTGCCGATGTACATCCCCATTCCCCTGTTGAGGGTATATGCGATATAGTTAGTCAAGCGAGTATGGTTATCCCCGTTTGTGACGGGGTTTAGGCAGGTATTAACACCAAGACGAATACCAAAATAATCGCCTCCTGGGCATGGATTTGCAATCAAATCTAGGCCAGAGCCCACCAATTGGCCAAGCTCTGCATCAGCGTAGACTTTGTTGCTGACACTGCTTTGCGTCCCAAGGATGCCTACGATCTGTTTATTTAATAGGCCTTGCTCTGGTGATAAAGCAGAGGCCCGCCCCACCGCAAACGCTTGTGGTGAAATGAGACGTGTCTGTCCAGTGATTGGATCATTGATGTAAACCCAATCACCAAATAAGATTTTTTGGCCAAAATACGACCCCCTGACTCCGGCTGATGAAATGCTAGAGACTACGTTTGAGATAGTATCGCCCTGGGGGGTAGTACTGAACATGTATACACCTTCTGATTTACTGAAGGCGAGTTGTTCAGTCCATCTGTCAGAGCACCCGACCAATGCGGCAACGCTTACACCAGTTTTGCGTAGAGCGAACATCCCTGACCTAGGAGCCGTGTCTTGCCCTAATAGGTGGGTACTAGTGACATTGCCAGCCCCATCAGTTCCACCCGATAAACTGTACGTGTTTGCAGATGGGGATCCAGTACCAGCCCCCACAGTTGCCACAACATAGGCAGAGGGGCCTCGCAATCCTGAGATTCCGGTATTAATGGCGGCTGCAATGGCCACCCAGATACCATTTCCAGTAGCCCCAGCGCCCAGACTATCAAACACTTCAGCAACCATACCAGGAAGTTGGATTACTACTTTCCAGCTACCCCCCGCACTGCCTGACGATAGATATACTTTCAAGTCGTTTCCCACTGTGCCGGTATATTTTGCTGTAAATGTGATATTTGTCGAAATCGCTACAGACGCGGCTACATCAGTACCGTCGGTTACGCGGACACAACGAATGTCATTAGCCCCGTTTTGGCAGGCGGCCCAAACGGCTGTACCTAAGTCATATTGACCGGTCTTAATTGGGCCGAGTGCCTGCGTATAGGAGGATAGATCACTCACAGTTACCGGGGAATTGACAGGCCCCCATGAGGCTGTCCCAACAAAACCACAAATGTTTGTTGGAATGCCGTTTATGAAATTGCCCGATGGGGGCATGATTTGGACGGTGAGATTTGGCACGGTCAACGCGGTTGTGTTGACATCGCCATACTGAACAACTGGCATAGGGTCTCTCCTTAAAAAACAAAAAACCCCAAGAGGCGTGAACCTGTTGGGGTTGTGGGTTGTTGCTTTGTGATCTGCTACTTAGTAGGCAAAGTATCAGCCTGGACATTGGGCAAAGTATCACCCACCTTAACCACAAAAGAAGCGTGATCTGAGTCTATGATCTCTTTGATTTTGACTGGATCAGCGATATCGTCACCTGTCTTGTATGTTTGGAATGGCTGTATTACTCTTAGTTTCATATATCCCCCTTAAGGTGTAGTTGTGAGTGTGACCGTCGAATCAGTCACAGCGATTTGCATTACCAGGCCAGAATCTGGCTCATTGCTCAAGCTCATGTCGATTTCTTTAATCGAGTATGACTCTGTGGACAAGGTGGTCTCGTACTCCACCGAATAAAACAAATCACGGCGATAGACCCCAAATTTTTGGGCGTTGTCATCTTGAGTTGAAGAGGCATAACACAAGATGCCTAAGGTGCCATCGGCTAGCTCAATCCGTCTTGTCAACCCAAGCAACGGGTCTAGTTTTGCTGCGACAAGATCCCTCACGGTGTAACGATTGGCCCATACAGTGATCTGAAACGTTCTTCGCTGCCTCCGGACTAACGACCTGACTAGTCCTTGTGTTCCGTCATTGCTTACTTCTGTTTCAGCACCCCCCATTGGCGTGAAAGTTACCTTGTCGTCTGGTCTAGGAAAAACGCTGACGTGAACCTTCCCCGCCTTTAGGTCATCCTCAAGCTGTCTCTGGTTAGGCCAGCCTGCATAGATCAGAATTTGGACGTTTGCAATCGAAGGCTGTGAGTTTCCATTTGGATAAACAGACCGCTCCACCAAAGTCACTAAGGACTGACTGACTTCTGAAACATCAGCCATAATTTACTCTATTGCAGATTTATGTATATTCACGGGTGAACCTCCTGCACGTTCAGCCGGTATCCGGTATCACTGAATTCGGCTCCATCAATCATGAATCGTCTGCCAGTATCATCGGTTAGGATGTCACCAGCCAATAGGTTTAAAGGTACTGATGGGGGCAGCATGACAAGCCACCCCTGGTTTCTGGAATCCGTTGGTAGCTTCATTGACACCTGCCCATGTCCTCCCAAAAGAATGGAGCAGGGCCATCCAACGAACTGGCCGTTATTGTTCTGAGCTGATACGCCGACTAAATCAACCAAGTCTTGATTAGAGCTACTTATACCCGCATAACCAACGGCCCCTACCCCAGAAACAGAGGTCTTAGATGAGGCCCTAGATACAACAACCGCACGATTACATTCAACCGCAATTATAGGCAGTAGAGGTTGTTGCCCAGCAATAAAAAACTTCTTTTCTCCATCATCAGAAACCAAGTAATCACCTAATTTGGTCTGATTGCCGTCAAGGTCACAGAACCAAATCGCCTGCCCTGGTAGATTCGGCCTCCTGTACGACTCATCCTTCGCATTAAAAGCCGCGTTCAGGGTGGCTACTTGATTTGTGAGTGGGTCATTAGCAACTGCTGGCCTAAACACCTGATACACGCCCCCGATGTGTTGGGCGGCCTTGCCTCTGGCTTTGTAAATCAGCTGGCTAAGTCTGTCTTGTTTCATTTATTCGTCGATAAAAGTGCTTTATGTCTTACGACTAGTACACAACAGAACCATTTATATATTGTGGCGGGTAGGTCGTTCTCTCTGTATTTACTATTTTTTTATTAAGACCATTTCGCCAAGCCATCATTCTAAAAAGTGCTCTAAAGTCAGAAAATACTACATCAGTATTTACAATTCTGATGCTTTCATACACATAACAATCTGAA